AGTAGGACCACTGTAGCCCAGCGCTGGGAGTATTTTATTCTTTAATGTGTCAGGCTTAAACCCTGCAAACTTCTTAGCCATAATTATTTATTCCCTATTTGCATCCACACTGATGCAGCTATAAATGATAGCAATGCTACTGTTGATATTCTTACTACGGTTGACCAAATGCTTTTCTTTGTATCACGATAAGCTTCTAATAGAGTACGCATCTCATGTAAGTCTTTATGTGCGTCATCATCTGACAAGCCAATAGACTTCAGTGCCTCTCTAGCACCGCGTCTTGCTGCACGATCAAGCATAGCTTCTAGCTCTTCTGGTGTCAAGTTGATGCTCATGATAGAAACTACGGTTTAGTAGGCCATGTTACCGTTTCAGGAAATCCTGATTGGCTAGAAATATTACGCAAGGCTTGACGGTAATCAATCTGTGCCTGTGTCATTGTTAGATCAGAACTAGCCCACCAATCAGTCTCTGAGATAAGTTGATCTCGTTTAGCGCGAACTTCAGCTGCCAACTCTTCTCTTTTCCTTGTCGGGTCTGTTACAATAGAACCCCCATTGGATGGATCATAAACACCATACTCAACAGAAGAATCACTTTCTATAGTAAAATATTCTGTTTCATTATAAAAATCCGCACCGTCTAAAGACCTATACCAACCTATATATTCATGGTCTGCGTCTGTCGCGCCTCTTTTAACAATATTAAAACCCATATCTTTTACCTTATTCTATTCTGTAGATTGTCATTGTTCCTGTGGTAGTGGCCTTTTGGAATGTCGCACTGTTTTCCACATAGAAAGTGGCATTTTGTCCAGTAGACATAAGAACGGAACCAGACCTCAAGCCAGCAAAAGGGTCAGCAAAGCCTACCAACGCTCCTGCGGATAAGTTGACGGTACAGTTAGATGCTCGTACATCATACCAACCTTCAGACACTGTGTGCGTACCTTGATATGCAGTAATTGCCGCCTCCTCAGTTCGAGTATCAGCTAGAGGGCTATTACCACCTAATGCAGTAGTTGAAAGTGTAGTAGAGTTAATACCAGTAATGTGACCGTAAGTATCCAAAGTTATGTCTTGAATAACGGTAGCACCACTGTTGTTAACTGAACTTTGTGAAGATGTATCTTCGTGATTAACTGTGATTGTAGAGTTACCAGATTGGTTAACAGTAAATGAACCGCCACCAGTTAAAGCACTACCTGCAGTGATAGTAACTGTTGCATCGTTAGCTGCTGTTACTTGGGAGCTAGTGTATGTTGCAATGTCTGACATAGCTACTTGCTTCATCACACCGCCGTCATTAACAACGACACTATCAGTTCCAGCCACTGTTGTCGCTGTTGCTGTAGTATCACCGTCTAGTACGTTGATCTCTGTAGCAGTAGCTGTAACACCTGTAAGGTCTGTAGGACCAATAGCAATGTTAGCAGTTCCATCGAAGCTCTGACCTGCGATAGTACGCGCTGTCTCTAATGCTGTTGCTGTGTCTGCATTACCTGTAACGTCACCTGTAACGTTACCTGTGAGATCGCCTGTAACGCCTCCAGACGCTGTAACAGCACCTGTTAGTGTAGAGGCACCCGTGACAGCTAAAGTATCTGATAAAGTAGTAGCCCCTGTTACACCTAGTGTACCTGTAACAGTTGCATTTTCATCTACTACAAGAGTGTCAATGCTGGCAGTACCATCAATATATAAGTCGTTCCATTGTGCGCCAGAAGCACCTAAATCTTCTGTGCCTGCTGAAGGTATGATGTTAGTATTAACTACCCCTGTCAAAGTAATTGTATCTGAAGCTGCATCACCTAGTGTAGTGTTACCGTTTACTGTTAGGTTCTCTACAGTAGTATCGCCTGTTACATCTAGTGTGCCAGCAATAGAAGTATTGCCTGATGCTGCTTCTACGGTAAACATAGTAGTACCTACATCAAAGTTACCGTCCACACCCATAGCACCTGTAATATCTGCTGTACCTGTGGCAGTCATATTAACAAGTGTAGCATCACCAGTAACATCTAGCGTACCACCTACGTGTAGGTTCTCAGCAATACCGACACCACCTGTTACAACAACAGCACCTGTAGTAGTTGAAGTTGCACTTGTTGTGTCAGTAACGCTTACTACATCTGCTACACCAAGTGTACCTGCGATAGCTGTATTACCTGTAGCTGCCGCAATAGTAACTTTAGTAGTGTTAATATCAAAGTCACCATCAATACCTGTAGCACCAGTAACAGCTAGATCACCTGTGACTGTAGCGTCTTCATCTACAGTAAGGAAATCTACATTGGCAGTACCGTCTAGCCACAAGTTATTCCACTCTTGTGAAGACGAACCTAAGTTGTATGTACCAGTTACGTCAGGTTTAAGATCACTAACGGCATCAGCATTGAAGTTGATAGTGTCTGTTGCTGCATCCCCTAAGATAAGATTACCTGAGATAGTAGCGTCACCTGTTACAGTAAGGTCACCACCAATAGAAACATCTCTGGTTACAGATACATCTTGTCCAACGATTACATCTGTGCCGTAGTAACCTGTCTTCCATCTTAAGGTACTCTTACCGTGATCAATAAGGTTATCTACTTTAGGGAATACAGAAGAGCTTGTAACCTCTAGTTCTTGACTAGGGCCGATACTTTCAATGGGCGCACCGCCACCTGCAGTACCATCGTGCGTGTGTCCTGTGGATGCATTAAAGGCACCTTCGATTGCATCATATTCGTCGTTGAAGATGTCAGCATCAATAGGGTTGCCGTTAGCTAACTGTCCTGTGGTATCCTGACGTGTATAACCTGCCATGTGTTACGTCCTTATTGTCTGTCGTTTGTCTTGTACTCTAGGACAGCTGTATCCAGAGTAAATGTTGGGTTAGTTGAAATGTCTGTTATTCTTAATGCTACTGTCTTGCCTGAACCAATTACGTTAGTGGGATATATTTTTTCTAACGTACCACCAAATGTACCAGCGGGTGGAATAGTAGCACCAAAAACCGCACCTGCACCAAAGAGTGCGATACCAGCAGCAGCTGTAGCGATGTTTATGGTTTCTGGTTGTACAACATTATTACGTGACTTAGACTCAAAATCAAACTTAACATTGAAGTCTAAATTAATGGAACCTTCAGGGTTTATAAACCAAGTTGTTTTGTAGAAAGTTTTTCTCACTTGGGGGTCATTGATTGGCATATAAGCTGATTCAAAGATAGCTTCGATAGGAACGCCTTCACCATCAGCCTCACCAAAGCTACTACCTGTGTCCATCTCATAAGCGTAACCGTCTGTGTGAGCAAAGCCTATCGTTTCCGTATTGTTTGCATAGACACTATCCGCTACATAAGCTTTAATACCCATAGTAGTAGACCACTCAATACCAGAAGAACCCTGTGTGTTTATCTTAGTAGCAATTAAACCTTTGGATGACGCTGGACGTTGACTTGTTTTAAAGGCAAAGATTCTATACTGTGACTTACCTCTTAGCAAAACAGATGCAAACTGTGTGGTGCCACCTAGGAAGTCATTAGCATCTTCTTTAATTCTGTCAGATGCAACATCAAGAGCAAAGTCACCAATGCGATCTGTAGCACTTAATTGGCGAATACCATCAGGTGATAGGTACATAATGTCACCACCCACCTCTTGAATAGTATCACCATTAATGCAGCCAATCTTCTCTGTAATAGGGTCTAGTCTAAAATCAGCAGAACTGCTACCTGTCAAACGACTAATAGTGTCAGTGGTGAAAACGATAAGCTGCTCACGAAATACTGCTAGTCCAGTTATATCTTCTGCTAAGCTAATAGAACCAGCGCCATCTGCTACGCTAAAGTTATCGACAGTGAAAGGTGCTGTAAATAAAAGCAAGTTACCTTTAGCAAAGAAGCCAGTACGCTTAAAGATAGTTACAAAATCTGCACCTTCTACATCCGTATTAATGTTAGTGCTAGATGCACTTAGAAAAGTCTGTGTGTTAGCTTGTAAGTCATATATGCTTGGATAATTAACACCGTCTACAAATATTGTTCTTTCTGTGCCGTCAAAGTTATATGTTACGTGGCGTACCTTACCACCGTTTGTATTAGCACTTAATGCTGTGTGGTTCCAATTAGTACCAGTGCTGTAATAGTATGCTGTCTTTCCTACATCAGTAGAAGCAAAAGTACCAAATGTTAGGGTAGTATCATCTGCTAATGTCTGTGCAGAGGAAAGCACAATGTTATTTTGATCTGTTACTGTTGCTACTGTTACTGAACCAGAGATGCCAGTACCTGTGACATACATACCCTCTTCAATAGTACCGTCATTGTTATCTAGCACAAGGGCTGTAGTAGCACTAATAGCACCGTTTACATCTGCTGTAGCTGTTTGAAACTCTGTTACTGCATCAGCATCTAGCTTACGTGCAGCAATCATGCGTCCAGATGATACAACCTTTAGACCTAAAACAGCATCAGAACCTGGAATCTCTGAACTGCTAAACTTTTCAAAGCCGCGAATCTT